ACATGGTGTGGCTGCAGGATATTTGGGTGGCCGAAAACAACACGATATCGACGATGGCGTGTGATCAGGATATGCCTCCGTTGATTGAGCGACCATGGAAGGGGGGGCAAGCCGGGCCGTACAAATTCCTAAGTCTGGGAGATGTGCCGGATAGTGTTGTTCCTGCATCGCCGGCCATAAACCTCAAAGGGATGCACGACCTGCAGAATCGACTCCATCGACGGATGGCCGAAGACTCCGACGCGCATCGGAAAGTTAACACCTATCCGCCCGGGGGGGACACAGACGCGGAGAAACTGCGCACGGCCCATCGCAATTCGTGGCATCAAATTGCGGACCCGCGAAGCATCACGCAGGTAGAGGTAGGCGGCATCGACCAGCGCGACATGGCAATGGCGTCATTCGTGCAAGAAGAATACGACCGATTTGCGGGAAACCTGCAGGCAATGGGCGGTCTTGGCGCGCAAGCGTCGACAGTCGGCCAGGAAGAACTCATTCACGGTGCCGTGTCGCGGAACGAAGCCGACATGCGAATGGCCGTGGTCGGATTTGCGGAGGACTGCATATTGGATCTTGGGCGTCTGATGTGGGAAGACCAGACGATGGAAATCCAGTCGTCCGTCACGCCCGGAAACTCGGGTGTGCAAATTACAACAGATTGGACGCCGGACCACAGAGAAGGCCAGTTTGAAGACTACGGATTTCGGGTTGAGCCTTATTCGATGGTGTTCAGAACACCGGAGCAAAAGCTGCAAGAGACGTTTCAGATGCTCGACCGCATTGCCCCGTTGTGGCCGATGTTCCAAGCCGCAGGCGCAATACTGGATGCTGAGGCGATCGTGGATGAAATCGCCAGGCTCAAAAACCGACCGGAATTCCGCCGCTTCATCACATTTTCAACGCCATCAGCCATGTTAGGGGGTGATCAAAACACGGTGCGGCAGTCGCCAGTGACCTCCCGGGAAACGATTCGACGAAATGTTCCAACCGGTGGGACGGCAGGGTCGCGAGCAGCAATCTTGCAGCAAGTGCTGATGGGTGACGGCGCACCACAAGTTAACGGGCAGCAAGCCGCAGCGATGACGAGGGCACCAGCGTGAAACGGTCGCAAGCAACAGAAATGTGGCGGCAAGTCGGCAGTGCGTGGCACGGGCTGGTGTGGTTGCCGGTGTCGGTGTGGTTGATTTGGTCGGGCCACGGGTGGGCGTGGTTTGCCTGCCTTGCAGGCTTGGTTCTTTCCACGATGGCGTCTCGAAACAGTGGGGTGTCGTAAGTGAAGATCAGATATCGACAAAACGGACGAGAAGTAACCCGGGCGCAGTTTATGGCTGGTGCCAGTGACGATTGGTTGCGGGGGCCGTTCATGATGGCGAACACGTATCGGGCGCATGACCCGTTAGTGTCGGAGGGGTTGGGGTGCATGAAATCTCAAGTGCCCGAGATGCGGCAAGTCATTCGCGAACACAACATTCAAGGCGTGACTGTCCGAGACAGTGGCCAGTTGGTGATCACCAGTCGGCAGGGCCGACGAGAGTTGCTGAAAGTTCGTGGGTTAGCTGACGCCGACGGAATGTATGGAGATTGAACGGAAATGGTGCAAACAGCAGAGCTAACCAGCGAATCGACACACGAAGACATTCAGGATTACGTGAATAGTGTCGTGCAAGACATGGAAACGGCGCGAGAGGACGACAACACACAGAACACGTCCGACGCCGAAAAGGTAGCGAGCGACACCCCGGAAACACGCACTGTTGAGGATTCCGACAGTGATGCCGTCACGGATAGTGACGAGACGACCGGCAACGATCAGGCGTCAGCCGATTGGCTGGACGATGATCTAAAGGCCGAGGTAGCCGCGTATGGAATTGACGATCACGAGGTCGCCGACTTTTCCAGCCGCGAAGAACTGGAACGCGCGCTGCGAGTCTTTGACAAGGCTGCACTGACTACCGGCCGCAAGGCATTAAAGGACAGTGCAGCAGGCAACGACGAGCCGCAACCGAAGGACGGGGCGTCCGACGCGTCGTTTGAGGTCAGTCTGGATAGCGAACTATACGACGAGGAAATCATAGCTGAGTTCACGCGCATGCGTGACCATTATGAGTCCCGTCTTGGGGCGTTAGAGCAGATGATGGCGAATGCGGAAGCACGCGCAGAAGAACAAGTGTTCGACAACATTGTGGACTCTTTGGGGCATGCTGACCTGTTCGGCAAAACCGGAAAAGAGACAGGCCCGCAACATCAGAGGCGTGAAGATTTACTCGTTGCCGCGCGAGCGCAGCAACTTGGTCTTCAGCAGATGGGGCGTGATGTCGAATTGGATGAATCGCTAGTAAGCCGTGTCGCCAAGATGGTGTTTGCGGACGAGCTGGCGAAGAAAGAGTTGAAATCCCGGACGCGACGAATTAGCGAGCAGTCCAAAGCCCGACAGGGCGGCGGCGCAACTCGCCAATCGGACCAACCGGAGTCGCTGCAAGACGAAATGCGGCGACTTTACAAAGAGTTGGAGCAGTCGTAGTCCATAACATAAAGGAGCAATGCAATGGCTCTTGGCATTGAACAAATTGATGATTTTGTAGCCAGTTACCTGCAGAAATACCCGATGGGCAAGTGGCAGGATATTTCTTCGCCACTGCAGCAGTATTACTTTGCATCGCGGTTGTTCGACAAATCAGCGAAAAAAGAAATGTCGACATCGCAGTGCAAGTGGAAACTGAAGGTCCGCAACAACAACAACTTTCAAGTTGTTGGCCTGTACCACCGCGATACGTCGGACAGGGTGAATGTCCTGGACGAAGGGTCGTTAAAGTGGGGCCTGACGACCACCAACTATCATTATGACATCGACGAAGAGGTGTTTCGGCAGGGTGCCGACGAAATCGTCGACTACATGAACCTGCAAGAACAAGGATTGATGCAGGACTTTTTCGAGGGAATGGAGAACGTAATGTTCGGGCCGGGTCCGTCCAGCTCAACACAGTCTCCGTTTCCGCCCGTGTCGTTGTTGTGGTGGATTACCGCAACGGACGACAGCACGTCCGAAAACAACTCAGAAGAAGGGTTCGACGGATTTGAGCCAGTGGGTTGGGGATCGAGCGGTGTGGGCGGAATTTCCTGCAGCACCTATGACCAGTGGCGGAACCGGACGTTTCCGTACACGGTCGTGAATCGCGATGATTTCGTCGAAAAGACGATCAACTCGATGGACTTGTGTTCGTTCCAGCCGCCAATTCCGCGGTCGGACATAAAGCCAGAAGGGAATCATCGCTGGGAGTTGTTGACCACGCATAGCCGAGTGGCAGAATCGCGCAAGCTGCTGCAACTTGGCAATGACAACATCAAAGACGACTTGGCGGCACACAGCGGGTCGGTCTTTATTCGTGGCGTCCCCATGACGTGGGTTCCAGCGTGGACGAATTCGTCGAGTGAAAACGCTCGCACGGATGGCACAATTCTTGGCGTCGACTGGAACACGTTCGATTGCTACTACGCCGCAGGACGTAGCCAGCGAAAACGAAAGCCGTACCAGCACCCGGAAATGTCCAATGTGCGCGTCCGGGCAATGGACGATTCATTGCAGCTCGTCTGTTACAACCGTCGCGCGAATTTCCGGGGATACTGCACGGAAACCGTTACCGAGACGACGTAACACGAACGGCACGTAAACCCTCCAGCGGAGGCGTCGTTTTGAGGTTCGACGCAAACTAAACCTCACCTTTTATGTCGCTAGGGGCCGGTGTGGACGCCGGAAGTGCTACAGCCTGTGAAGGTCGGGCCGACATGTATGTTTTAACAGGGACAACGCCCACCCTTGGCTGGGACATGCCCCGAAACCCACGGAGAAAGGACAAAAGAGATGATTACCTTCGACGATCTTGTTCAACCGTATTTGCCATCAGGGCGTCTGTGGAAGGGGTTCACGCCACCGCTGTCGATGGGACCAATGGGCGGAACGTGCATAACGCAATCAGGAAATCCGGCGTTTGGTTTTTTCGACAATTTCCATGCGTTTCAAGCCTCCTCGTTGGAAGGTCCGTATCTGCTGTTGGAAGGCACCGGGTGTACCGTGGAGCAAATCGCTGACACGGCCACGGAAAAGGGCCTTGTGCAGTTAGCATTGGATGGCAATGCGGAAAACGATGAGGCGGTGTTGCAGTGGGGACGGGGCTTGGGCGCGCCGTTCAAGCTGGCAGACCATGATTTAGTGTTTGAGGCGCGGCTGAGCGTGTCGCAGGTCACGGCCGCCAAATACTCGCTGGCCGTCGGGCTTGGCGAAGTGGGCATGGGCGCGACAGACGCATTGTTCGTCGATTCGACGCAAGCGCTGGCCGACAAAAACTTCGTCGGGTTCGTGAGTCTTAATGCTGAAGGTGCAGCGTTGGACGCCGCATACAAGGCGGATGGGCAGACGTACCAGGATGGTGCGACAAAGACGAAGCTGGACTCGTTGCACACGATGGTGGCATCAACCTATTTCAAGGTAGGGTTCAGGTTCCGGGCGCACCCGAAGAAAGTCGAGTTTTACGTCGACAACGCACTTCCGGGTGGAAACATTACTCCAGCCCGGTTGACGACCGCGGAGATTGATGCCGCGACATTTCCCGACGACGTAATGTTGGCCCCGATCATCGGCGCGAAAGATGCGGCGGGTGACACGGCGCTGAACGTAAAACTCGATTGGTGGGCATGTGCGCAACTACTCGGGTAAAGCCACGGAATCCGGCCCGGTTGGCCTTACCAACCGGGCCGCCCTTCGGGGGGACGTAATGCAACCAATCGACTATTACTTCCGGATACGTGCGGAAATCACCGGATCGCATCCGGTGACCGGCCCGTATTCTTCCGATGATGAAATCGCAGCCGCGGAGCTCAACGCGGAAAACATCACGGAGGTGATCAGCGAAACGCGCGTGACGGAATTGGATATTTTGCGGGCGTTCGACGATCCACGAGACGGGCATGCCGCACTCGACAAGATGGAAGCGGCAGCACTGATGGACGCGCTGGTGGCGCGCACGCTGCAATGGTTGGGTCCGCAAGCGTCGAAAGGGCTGGATGTTGGCAACCAAGCCGTACGAGAAAAACTTGACCAGATGGCGCGGGAGGGCGTGTTGACGGACGTAGAGCGAGACACGATCAAGGGCCTCGCCGAACGTCAGGTCAGCCGTGCCAGCCAGCTAGGGCTCAAAACGATGAAACCGGGATACATTCAGAAATCGCGGGGTCACTAATGCCGACAGAAAGCAAATGGGAAGCGCCTGCGTCAATTCAGACGTATCTAACCACCGAGCTGAACTCGTTGGCGGATGGCGCAAACAAGCTCGGCGCGAAGATTGACAACGTGGCCGATGGCGCAGGCGAGAATGAAATGTTCCTCAACGTGGAACTTTCAATCGCGGCGCAGGGATCGGCCAGGGCGAGTGATGCCAGGGTGGAGGTGTTTGTTCTTTATTCTGTGGATGACACAAATTTTGACATGGGCGACGATTCGACCGACCCGCGACCGGATGCGTTGGCCACGGTTCTACTGCTCGATGCCGCGACGACAGCCCGGTACAGGGTCGCTGTCAATCTGCCGATCGCACCGCTGGACTTCAAGATCTTGATTATCAACGAGACCGGGCAGGCGTTTGCCGCGTCCGGTAATACGCTCAAATACCGTTTGCACTCCGTCGAGACACAGTGACAATGGCGGCCATTCCGCTTCCAACACGACCGCGAAACACTGACCCGGTGAGGCTGAATCCTCGCAGTTGGCAGGCTGCCGGGCTGATCGGTTGGTGGCCGCTTGGTGCGTGTCCGGACGGCCGCGACATGAGCCGTTACGGCAATTCCGGAACCGTGCAGGGCGCGACGCCAAGCACGGGCCAACGGCGTGCGCTGGACTTCTCGGGGAGCTACTATTCCGGAGATTCCATAGATCTGGGCGATATCAACCTCATTGATGGTGCGAGTGCACTGTCAGTTTCAGCGTGGATCAAACAGACAGTGTTGACGGCCAACGAAGCGATCGTCGTGAAATGGGATTACGCCACACAAGGCACATTCGGGTTCCAGACGGGAGCACTCGCGGCGGGACGTTTAACCGCCTACGTGGCCACCTCGCTCAACGATATTGGCAGCGGAAGCCGAACGGACACGACCGGCACGGTGCTAACTGCGAACACTTGGCACCACGTTGCGTTTGTCTTCGACGGAAATCAGACCGGCGACACGAATCGCATGAAAATCTATGTTGACGCCGTGGGGGCGGCGTTGACGCAAGGTGCCGGCGCTGTGCCAGCAAGTCTTACGTCTTCGGGCTCCGCAACGGTGAAAATTGGCAAGTTCGGCGGGTCATTGCGGCGCTGGTTCAACGGCGGCATCGATGATGTGCGAATCTACAATCGTCCGCTGAGCCACACCGAAGTACAAGCTATCTATGCGCAGACTATGACCGGGCATTACGGGGAGCTGTCGATACTGCCGCAGCGTCGGCTGCTACACGCGGCAGTCACCGATGCGGCCAGTTTCCCGTTTCAGCGGTACTATCAGACAGGAGCGTACCAAGGTGTTTAAGAATACCGCTTCGCAAAAACTGACAGTGCTCGCGTTCGCGGACGCCGGCCATGCAGCATTGTCTGCGGGAGAAAAGGTGACGGGCGATGCGGCGAACATAACGATGAAAGTGGAGCAAGACGACGACGGAGTGCGCACGGCATCGAACGACACAAACCCGACCGAAACCGAAGACGGGCAATACACGTTTGATCTGACGCAGGCAGAAAGCAACGGCGACAAGTTGACGTTTTATCCGGAGTCGTCCACTGCGGGGGTGCAGGTCGTGGCCCTGCCGTCCAATGTAATTTACCCGCGACCGGCAAACTTCACATCGCTGGGGATCGAAGCGGATGGAGACCTGACGCGCGTCGATGCGCTGAGCGGTCACACGGCACAAAGCGGTGACACATACGCGATAGCGAACGGCGACCACGGATTGGTCAGCATTCAGGACGACATAGACACTCTCGTGTCGCGGGTCACAGGAAATGTGGCACTGGCGTCAGTGCTCGGGGAGCGAAATGATGCGGCGGCGGCGGGGGATCCGACTGCAACGGACACGCTGATGCAGTATGTCAAGCAATTGATCAACATAATGGTTGGTTCAGACGGTATCCCGTCGTTTCCGACGGAAGCCGCCCCGGCAAACAATGTTAGCTTGGCAGAAGTGCTGCGGGCGATCCACGCGGATGTGTCGTCCGGGACCGCAACCGCAGCGAAACAGGACGAGATATTAGAAGACTTGGTGGACATAAAAGGGACTGGATTTGTCAAAGACACAAACAGTTTAGTAGATCTGTCCGCATCCAGTGCCACGAACATTCAGACCGAAGGCACCGTAATTGAATCGGACTGAACTATGGGAACGCGACTGATTACCCGCAACTGGAAGGTTGAAGGCGTTTTGACAAACGTCTCAAGCGCCAAGCTGTCGGACCCGACCGGCACGTATGGTGTAAAGCGAAACGATACGGGCGCGACGGTCGTCGCCGACGGGACGAGCATGACGAATCCGTCGACTGGAGTCTACGAGTATTCGTTTACCGACACCGTTGGGATTGCCTACACGGCGTATGTAGAGATCGTGTATTCGGGTGCGACGTACCATTTTGAGGTCGATTTGCCGGCCAGCACTGCAGCAGGGGCAATGACTGCCAGTTACAGCAGTCTGCTGGAAAGAATTGGGAAGTTTGCGTACGGGATAAAAACGGGATTTTCCGCAGACCAGACGAGTGATATTGAAATGTGCATTCGTGACGGGCTGCACGATGTGTATTCAGCGTACGCGTGGTCGTTTTTCCGCCCGATAGAAGATATCAGCACGACGGCACCATATGCGACCGGGACCGTCACAATAGCGAGTGGCGTGGTGACGTTGTCAGGCGGGACGTTCCCGAGTTGGGCAGAGGACGGCCTCCTGAAAGTCAGCGACAGCTACTATTCCGTGGCAACGCGAGATAGTAACACGCAGGTCACGCTGGACGACACGACGGTAGCAGTGTCGGCAGCGTCGGGGTTCGAGTTAGGGCGACCGGAAATCCCACTTCCAGCCACGTTCGAAGCAATCGCAAACGACAGCGCACTGACGTATTACCCGGACCAGAACGAATTGTATCCGCCCGTGCGGCAGCGGCATGACCAGGACATTCGCACCCGACAGCAGAATGACCCGTATTATGATCGCCCAGTGTTTTACAGTGTCCGCACAGTGGAATTCGATCCGGACGTAGGTTCCAGACGGCGGATCGCGTTGTACCCCACCCCAGATAAGCAATACGTGTTGCGAGTGCCAATGATTTTGCGTCCGCTACCGATATCGGCGTCAGACCAATATCCGGTAGGGGGAGAAACGCTAAGTCAGCTCATCACGGAGTCGTGTCTGGCGGCGGCCGAGCGGAACTACGACGAGCAGGACGGGCGGCACACGACGCGGTTTCAGCAACTGTTGCCGTTGGCCATTGCGGCCGACAAGGAAAAAAGTTCAGCGACAAGCCTGGGCGCAGATGCGCCACGCGGTGAGTCGCGTCACGGCGAAGATTACAGGGCGTTGCGAGCGACACGGATGGGATCTGTGACACTCGACGGGACAACACTGTAGGTGTACAGAACCCGGAAAACACGCCATTGTCTACTATACATGTGGTTAGTTCAGGAGTGCATCAATGCTTCAGAGACACAACACCCGGCTACCGGGCGTGGCGATCGGCACCGTAATAGGGGCGAGTGCGGAGATACCGTACGGGTCATATGCCAGTGGCATGGTGTATGTACCGGCTGGTTCGTCGATAACAACCTTGACGTGGCACGCGGCAGAGAAGCCGGGCGGCACGTATTTGGCAGCAGAAGACGCAAGCAGTTCGGCGGTCACGCAAACCGTGGCGGCATCGCAAGCGCACCCAATCCCAACAGCATTGCAGGGGGCACAGGTAATCAAAGCCACAGGCAACGCGGTGGGGACGATCGATATTACAATGAAGTCGTGACGCCCGCACCGCCCGGGGTTAAAGTGAGAGTCAAATGAAAAAATAACGACGGAACAACGTAGTTCATGTCCCTCTGGGCCGAGTGGCCCTGTTCCTCTTCCGAAAGGATGTACCTCATGTCTGGAAACGCACACCGAGCAGCTCACGTACTGTACGGGGCTCCTCTTCTCATCGACGATCCGGGTGCGGGCAAAAACATCAACATCGATCGCCAGTTGGGGATTGTGGAGATGGTGTCTGCAACAGCCGAAGCCCGGACACTGCTCAACCCAACAAAGCCGGGCATTCGGTGTATAATCCGCCTGAAGACCGATGGCGGCGACGTGACGCTGACAGCGGCCAATGGTCTAAATGTGGCCGGGAACACAACGGCCGTGTTTGCAGATGTTGGGGATCAGTTGGTTCTGGTATCGGTAAGCCACACGTCCGGATACCGATGGGAAATCCTCGTAAACACCGGCAGTGTTGCCCTGTCCTAAGCGGTGAGTCAGTGCCTACGAAAGCTATGGAACTTCGCTTTCCGCTGAAAGGTGTGACCCGCAATTCCACGTTGCGGGCCACACCGGACATGCGGGGTACGTGGCCATCACCGTGGGCGGTTAATTGCCGTGCCGAAGACAACATCGACCGGCGATTGCGGGGAGGGAGTCGTCCGGGGGTCACCAAGTTTGTGGCGGATGACATGGGCGCGGTGATTGCAGACATTACCTCCATAAGCGTCGCGCGCACGACAGGGGCCAGTGAAATACTGGTAGTGCTGGTCGACTCAACGGTCAAGACTGTCGAAAACGGGACGACGACAACGCCCGTGGCCTATTTGACGAACGCGGCAGGAGACACGGTTCAAACGGCGGCGGGTGACGACATCGTGCTGAGTTCCGCGACAGCACCGGCCGCAGGCTTTTTGGTCACCGGGCAGCAGCAAGTATTTGCGGTGACAACCAGTGGAGTGGTCAAGATCGATCCAAAAGATGGGTTGTTACGCAACGTAGTGGCCAGTGGTGGCACAATCCCAACGAATTGCACGTTTGGGGCAGTCTATCGGGATCGGCTGTGCGTATCGGGCGCAGACAACGCGATTTACATGAGCGCGCAGGGAGATTATGCGGATTGGAACTATGGGGCGCATTTTGAAAATTCGGGGCGGGCCATAGTGTTGCAGTTGTCGCTAAGTTCGGACGTGGGAGCAGCACCAACGGCGTTAATGGCGCACAAAGACGCCTATCTGTTGGCGGCGAGCAAGAGGACGCTATGGGTTATACACGGCGACCCGGGTGCGGACGGGGTACTACGCCGAGTGTCCGAGAATGTTGGGGTCATCAGTAGTCGGGCGTGGTGCAGAATCGACGATGCGTTCTGCTTCTTGGCGGAAGATGGCATCTACAGCGTCAATGGCGACGGGTCATCCCTGACGCCGTTGTCGAAGACTGACGTTCCGGACGAACTGCGAGATGTGAATACGGCAACCACGACCGTGACAATGGGCTACGAGCACGACAAACGGGCAGTGCATGTGTTTCTTCGAACATCCAGCGGAAGCGATACACATTGGGTGTATGAAATGGCAGCGCAGTCGTGGTGGCCCGTGAGATTGCCGGACGCGCATTCGCCGTTGGCGACATGCCAGCATCAGGGGGAAATGTTGCTGGCGGGGAGTGACGGGTATATCCGAAAAATTGGCGGCAGCGACGATGATGGGACATCGATCGAAAGTCATGTGGCAATAGGGCCACTCCGTCTTGGGACACCGAATCATTTTGGCCGGATGAAGAATCTTCACGCGTCGTTGGCGGCAGGGGGTGGCACTGTCCAGTGGCGAATAGTGACGGGCTCGACAGCCGAGGAAGCTGCAGACAACGCAAAGCTGGCGATCGAAGCGTTCCAAGCGGGCGCGTCATACGCGAACTACGTTAAAGCCAGCGGAGCATGGACCGCGGGCAGGGCAAACATGGCGTATCCGCGAGTGCGCGCAGTCTGGGCGTGCTTGTGGCTGCAGTCGACGGCAACATGGGGCTACGAGGGTGTTGTCGCGACGGCCGTGCGATCGGGACGGTGGAAAGGAGAGTGAGATTATGGGGACGGTATCGTGGAACAGTTTTGTCGACAGCTTGGCCGTGGACACGATTGGCGGTTCGGAAGAAATTCCGGGCCGGGACGGCGGGTCGGACATTCACATTACGCCGAATCTCTTGGTGACGTACGTCAACGCGCAGCAGGCGGCAGCCGCAGTGCAGACACCGACCACCGGTGACGAACTGCACGGCGACCGATCAGGAACACAGTCAGTGTTCACGGTCGACGCAATAGCGGACTATGCAGTGACCCGCATGTGGTCCGAGGCGACCGAAGTGTCGCCCGCGACGAACGCGGACAAACTCTTGATGCACCGGTCGGGAACGACGTACGAGTTGGATATCGACACAGTTACGTCGTATGTGAATTCTGCCGTACTGGATTTGACGGCACTTACGGCCGGGACGCCCGGTTCCAGTGATTTGATGTTGTACGGGTCTGGGTCAAGCCCACGCAAAATCACGCTGGCCAATCTTGAGACCCAGTTGTGGGCGGATTTCGGCACGTACGTAAATGGATTGACGAAAGTCACGACGACAGCGGCAACAGACCAATTTTGGGTACGGCAAGGCGGGACAGTGAAATATGTCACGCCAGCCGAGCTGTCGACGTATTTCGGGGTAACGGACGGGGATGTGAAGGGGCCGATCGCGACGACCGAGAACTACATTCCGATGTGGAGCTCGACGAACAAGACCCTCGTCGATGGCATCCCGGTTCTGACGTCCGTACGTGGATCGGGTGACGCGATCGACGGAGCGTTGGTCTCGGAGCTCGCGGTTGCGACTGCACTCGAAGCGTTGACGTTCGTGCTTGACATCGACGGCACGACGGAGCTCGGCGAAGGGATCGACGATCTTGACACGTTCATGCTGGACAACGGCAACAGCGGAGCCAACCGGCGAGCACCGTTCTCGCGAGTCTGGACCTGGATCGAGTCGAAGAACGACGTCTCAAATGCGAGTTGGGTGGTCGATGAAGACACCATGTCCAGCAACTCGGCCGTCCGCGTTCCGACTCAGCAATCCGTCAAGGCGTACGTCGATAACATCATTGCCGGCCTGGACGAGCTCACGGCCGACGACATCGACACCCTGGCCGAGATCAACGCGATCATCGGTGACGCGACACTGATCAGCCAGGAAGCGGCCGACGTGTCTTCGTGGTCATGGGTGCTCGACGAAGACGACATGGCGTCCGACTCAGCGACGAAGGTGCCAACGCAACAGAGCGTCAAGGCGTACGTCGATGACACGCTAGGACCAGGTAACTGGGACGGTGACGCCACTGACCTGGACTTCTCGACCGGATTCGAGCTCGCGGGAGCCCTGGCCGGCGACGATGAGTTCGTGATCGGCGACACGTCCGACAGCGACAGCACTAAGCGGTGCCTGGTCTCACGGATCAAGACGTATCTCGAAACGGTCGGGCATTACGCCAACGTCTACATCGACGCTGGTGCGATGGTCCCTTGCACGACGGACGGTGCCGAAGCTGCGACGTACGAGTACGAGACCAACGACATCGAGGTCGATTACTTCGCTTTCGATCCGGGTGCGACCGAGGAACGTGTTCAGTTCAAGCTGGTCATGCCGGAAGATTGGGACCGTGGCACGATCAAGGCGAAGTTCATCTGGACAACTGCAACCGGCAGCTCCGTCAGCGACACGGTTGAATGGGCGATCAAGGGCGGTGCGTTGTCGAACGATGACGGAATCGACTCGGCACTCGGCACGGCCGTCGCGGTTAGCGATGCGGTGGTCGCGGCGAATGGTGCAGACATCCAGACAACGGCAGCATCGGCCGCAATCACGATCGCGGGTTCACCAGAAGCCGGCGACCTGGTTGTGTTCGAGGTCTACCGCAATACGGACGGCACGGACGACTGTGCGGAAGATGCCTGGTTGTTGGGCGTCCATATCCAGTACCAAAGGAATCAAACGGTAGCAGCGTGGTGATCGAACTAGGGCGTCTCATTCCGGACCACATTCAAGCCAACATCCTCGCGTGGGTATTGGCCGAAGCTGACTGCTGGGATGATTGGGGAATGCCCGCGACAAAGTGGTTCCGTCCCTGGTGGAGTGGGCTCGATCCGTTGCCGGCGTTCTACGAAGCCAAGGCCATTGTCGCGGAGCGATGCAACTTCGAGCGATTCCAGGACGAGGATCGCCGACGCTACTCGCAGCTTTCATGCACCAGGGAAGGTGGTGGTGTTGCGGAGCATGATCACATAGACCTGAGCGTCCACGATCCGGCCTACTATCTCGGCAAGGCTGATTGCCGGATCAACACGCTGATCCAAGCACCGATCGACGGTGCCGACCTGATGGTGGACAACGTATCGTTCGATCCACCACCCGAAGGGCACGCTTGGACTTTCGATGCGTTCAAGAAGCACAGTGTTTATCCAGTCATCGGCGACCGACCGCGAGTTGTTGTCAGCTTCGGATTCCACATGCCGAAAGCGGACTACCGCGAGTTCTGCGAAAGGGTGAGCCAATGACGTTCCTGATCAACAGGCGAAAGGCATTCCGTGGCGGTGCTCCACCGGACCCAGATGGGGCGAGCAATGTAGACGAGGTCTACTTGTGGAACGGTTCGTCAGAGTCAACCTACGGAACGACGTACAACGTCATCGACTATGTCGATCGCACGGCGACAACTGGCAACGCGGTCGATCGTGGCGACGACACCAATTCCGGCCGAGGAACGACCGGAGCTCACAGCGACACGTATGCGTTCCGGATGGGGCTCCAGTCTGGAATCACTGCCGTAGCAGAAGCGATCAATTACATCGACCTGACGACACAGAGCGGCAACTCGGCTGACGTCGGCGACATGGTCGCTTCTCCAAGCTACGACCCTGGAAGCGGCATAACGGGCGATTCGTATGGATTCATGATGAATCGCGGGGCGACCAACTCCATCGACTACATCGACCTGTCAACGACGTCGGGAGACGCCAGCGATAGAGGCGACAGCACCGTCAACCTTCGGAAGCCTTTCGGGGTGCAAGGCGACACGTACGGTTTTAGCGGCGGTGGTTTTACGACGGGAGCGTCCGGCAAAGACACGCTCTACTTGTCGAACAACATGATCGAGTACATCGACCACTCGCTCACGACTGGTAACGCATCCGACAGGGGAGACCTGAACGTCGCTCGTCGCGGTCACTGTGCGACCAGCGGTTCGAC